CCGTGCGTCGATGGCCATCTTCCTCGACTCGCAGGACAAGGCGAAGGCGTTCACGCTTAACGAGCTCAGGCCGCTGTTCGACCAGGTGTCGGATATCCGAGGCCAGATGTCCGGTGAGGACAACGACAAGTCGGGCACGCTTCGGTTCGCGGACGGCTCGCTGATTCACAACCGATCGGCCTCTACGGAGAAGCACCTGCAGTCCCTGCACGTCCGCTACGTCTTGGGCTCTGAGTGCTGGCAGTGGCCGAACGGTGCGCTGGCCATGAGCATGAGCCGACTGAAGGCTGCGGCGTTCGCGAGCAAGGCGATCTACGAGAGCCAGCCAGGGAACGTCGAGGGACAGGGTGCGGAGTTCTGGAAGTATTACCTGATGACCGACCAGCGGGAGTGGATGTTCGTGTGTCCGTCGTGCAACCATCGACAGCCCTGGCTGTGGGACTACGTTCGCTTCCCAGAAGGCGCGAAGATGATAGACGGCTGGGACCTTGAGGCCGTGCAACAGGGCACGACCTACGAGTGCTCGAAGTGCCGTCACCGCATGGAGGACAACGACGAGGTGCGGACGGTCTGCAACGAGGTCGAGCGCGGCGCCGGGTTCGAGGCCACGTCAAAGGCAGAGAAGGCAGGTTACGTCGGACTGCACGTCAACGCTCTCGCGTCTACGAGCTGGGGCTCGCTCGCGGTGGACATGATCAAAGCGAAGGAGTCGGCAGAGATGGGCGACAATATTCCTAGGCAGGTATTCAAGCAGCAGTTCTTGGCTCTCCCTTGGAGTGATGACACCGGGAGCCTCGTCGTCTCGACCGAGTCCTCGGACTATGCGATGGCCGACCCTTGGGACGCGGTGGCCGCCATCGGTCCGCGCGGTCAGATCGTGGACATGGCCGGAGCACCTGAAGGCTCGGTCAAGTTCCAGACGCTTTCCGTGGACTGTCAGGGCGACCACTTCTGGACGGTGGTCAGGCAGTGGGCACGAACGGGCCACAGCCGTCTGGTGCACTTCGGCAAGGTGCAGAGCACGGACGGGCTGACGGATTGGTCGGGCCTCGACGCTCTGGCGGCCAAGCACGGCGTCCACCCTCAGCTCGTCATGGTAGACTCTGGCGACGGCAACTCCACGCAGGAGGTCTACAAGCAGTGCGCCGTCCGTGGCTGGTACTGTGCCAAGGGTTCAGGCCAGGAGTACTTCAACGTCAAGACGAAGTCGGGCGAGACCGTCCGGCGGTTCTACGCGACGCCGACCGCGATCCATGTACCGGGCGTCCGTACGCCTACGGCTCTGGTGGTCTGGTCGAATCTCTCAGGCAAGGATTTATTCCACGGCCAGAAAGCGAGGAAGGTCTTCACGTTTGCCCGTGATGCCGACCCTGCCTACGTGGAACAACTTAACAGCGAGACCCGCGTAAGGGAGCCGGGCGGCAAGGCAATCTGGCGGTTGCGCCAGGGCGTGAAGCACAACCACGGCTTGGACTGCGAGCTTCTCGGGATGCTCATCGCGGCTCGCTGGGGTCTCATCGGACGAGACGAGGTGCAAACCTTACCCGCCCCGCAATAAGTATATGCTCGGCATCTACGTAGGCGTTCCCGAAGACGTCCTCCTGCAATACAAGCAAGAGGCATTGGGCGACCTTGGGAAAGCCGTGACGTCCTACTCGGACTCCGGCACGAGCGTCAACAAGCAGTTCGGGCTACCCCCCGCCCAGCGTATCCAGGAGATTAACTACGCCCTATCGCGTATCGACAGTAAGCGCTATGGCGGTGCTCATACCTCCGTGCAGAAGAACTGGGATATGCGGGTTGACCTCTGATGCGAAAGAAGACCACGCCCAAGACAAAGACCGAGAAGAAGGGGCCGTCCGCCTCGTATTCTCAGTTCGCCAGCACGACCGACTCGGGTGCTCGGCGTATGCTGTTCATCGGTGCGGTCACCGACCAGCGTAAGGAGGTCACGTCCGGCACGCGCCTGACGATGGTCGGCACGTCCCGCTGGGCCGTCCGCAACAGCCCGATCTACAAGCAGTGCATCGACGAGGCCGTGCTGGTCTCCATCGGTGACGGCCTTGTGGCACAGTCCAACGCCAGAGACCCTGCCGTGGCCGTGGCGCATCAGAACTATTTCCGCGACTGGTCCACCCGTTGCGACCTGACCGGACGCTACAACCTGGGGCAACTGCAGGCCATGTGGATGTCCGGGGCTTTGGTCGATGGCGATAGTTTCGGCATCCTGACCAACGACCCGAAGACCGGCGTCCCGAAGGTGCAAATCCTCGAGAGTCATAGGGTGGGTACTCCGTCCGACAAGTTCGACACCAGCAACGTGGACGGGGCTTACCTCGGCACGTATGGCGAAATCACCGGCTGGAATGTCTACACTGACGGCGACAAGAAGGACCGATACGTCCCAGCCCAGTCAATGCTTCAGGTCATGGAGTTCGAGCGCCCGTCTGCGGTGCGAGGTTATCCAGTTTTGCAGTCTAGCCTGAACTCGGTCCGCGATCACCTGGAGGTCTTCTCCCTCGAGGTCCGAGCGGCCCGCGATTCAGCGGACCATACTTTAATCCTCAAAAAGCAGGGCGGGGTGTTGCAAGATGACCCGGCCTCCAAGTTCTCCGGTGATTACAATTCCTGCGAGAAGATGGCCAGCCAGATGGGCGGCAAGATGCTGGTGGTCGATACCAACGAGGACCTCTCTCAGCTGACCCAGACCCGCCCCTCTCAAGCGTGGATCGGGATGATGACCGCCATCGAGCGCGACATCGTCCGCCTGCTCCCCTACGAATACCAGGTCACGCCCGGAGCCCTCGGCGGTTCCTCGGTCCGCCTAGTCGCTGGCCGCGTGTCACGATGGGCTGGCAAGTGGCAGAGCATCATCATCGACAGCCTCGACCGTATCTACGACTACGTCATCGCCGACGCCATCGCCAAGGGCAAGTTGCCCGACGACCCGGACTTCAACCGCAAGTCATGGATCACGCCCCGCGACATTACCGTGGACGCTGGCCGCGAAGCCTCGCAAGACCGTGCCGACCTGCAGATGGGTCTGACCACGGCGCAGGCCATCCTCGGCAAGAAGGGCATGACCTACGACGAAGTGCTCGAGCAGCGCGCCGTCGAGATGGAGAAGCTCGTGCAGAAGTCCAAGGAGCGGAACCTCCCGCTTTGGATGCTTTACCAGTCGGCCTTCAACTGGCTGCAGCAGGGTCAGGCTTCGAGCCAGACGCCTGACGCGGTCGCCGACAACCTCGACCTCCCTCCTCCCCCAGAACCCTCTAATCCATGAAGTGCTTAATCAACGGACTGTCCGGGCGCGAGCCCCTGCTATGCGACCCTATCAAGGCCGCGAACCACATGAAGTACGCCGAGAAGTACGGCGTCGTGGACAGCGTGCTGGATATGTTCTTCAACCCTGTCGCCAAGCCCTACGTCACGCAGGGCGGCACGGCGGTCATCCCGCTCCAGGGCTTTCTGGGTGTCGGCCTGACCAAGTTCGAGAAACTCACGGGGGCCATGGACATGACCGAGGTAAGCGACCAGATTGACGAAGCACTCGCCAATCCTGCCGTCCAGCGCATCGCCTTCGAGATTGATTCCCCTGGTGGGACTGTCGTCGGCACGCCCGAACTCGCCGACAAGATTGCCAGCATCCCGCTGCCGACCATGTCCTACGCCAAGAAGCTGATGGCCTCCGGGGCGTACTACACCGGCTCTCAGGCCGACTACGTTCTGGCCAGCCCCTCCGCTATGGTGGGCTCGATTGGCGTGATCAGCGTGGACGAGTCCTACGACGAGGCGTTCAAGAACATGGGCCTGAAGGTCGAGGTGTTCCGTGCGGGCAAATACAAGGCCCCGAACATCGCCGGCGAAGGCTACACGGAAGAGATGCGCGACCTCGAGCAGAAGGCCGTCGAGGCCATGCACGAAGAGTTCAAGCAGACCGTCCTCCGCAAGCGCTCGCTCGCCAACCGCGCCGATATGGAAGGCCAGATTTTCACGGGCCGAGAAGCCGCCGCCAAGAACCTCATCACCGGCTTGGCTACGTCCTTTGCCGAAGCCCTGGCCGCGTTCGAGCAGTCCGCTTAACCTTACCCCCTACGCAATAGTATATGACCATCGAAGAACGCTTCAAGGCCGCCGAGGCCGCTGTCGTCTCCCTCACCGCTGAACGCGACGATCTCCGCAAGACGGTCGAAGCCTCCGTGGTCAACGTGTCTGCCGAACTTGACCAGGCTAAGGTCGAGGCCGCCGCCCAGGCTCAGAAGGTTCAGGAACTGGAAGCCGCTCTCGCCGAGGCCAACGCCAAGGTCGCCGAGCTCGAAGCCTCCAAGGCCACCGCCTCTGCCGAAGCCGCCAACATCCTCGCCGCCTCTGGTGTCGAGCCTGTCGCCGCCCCGGTCGCAGCCGCTGCCGTCGGCTCCATCGCCGAGCAGTACGCCGCGATGCCTGCCGGTCCTGAGCGCCGTGCCTTCCTCAAGAAGCACAAGGCCGTCCTCTTCTCCAAATAATTTCCCCTCACTTCAACCTACTAGCTACCCATGCCTAACACCATCAACAGCGCTCTGATCGTCGATACCGTCGCCGAGCTCAGCCTCACCTCCCTCTCGAACCGCCTCGCGGCCCTCGGTAACTTCGCCTCCGACTTCTCGGCTGACGTGAAGCGCCCGAAGGACGTCGTCCAGGTGGCTCTCTCCACCGCTGGCAGCACCACGCTGACCAACCCGACCGCGTTCAACGTCATCGGCGACAGCACCCTCGGTGCCACCGCCGTCTCGCTGAACCACCTCTACCAGCCCTTCGGCCTCTCCTACGCCGACATCCAGAACGGCATCAAGCTCGAGAAGATTCTGAAGATCAACATGGACAAGCTGGCCGACTCCATCTGGGCCGCCGCTACCGCTCCGATCACCGTCGCCAACTTCGGCGCCGCCACGGTCACCGCCGCTGACTCGGCTGTTACCCCTGGCTCTGCTCAGCTGAAGGCTCTCTGGGCTGGCGTCTCGAAGGCCGGTCGCAAGACCCTCATCGTGAACCCGGGCATCTACTCCCAGCTCATCCCGACCAGCACGACCTCCCTCCCGCTCTCCGCTGGTGCTTACGGTTTCGATGGTGGCGTGTTCTACGCTTCCCTCTTCCCGTCCGAAGCGAAACTGGCTGGTTTCGCGGTTTCCAGCGAAGCCCTGGCGATGGCCGCCGCCGCCCCGGACCTCGACGCTGTCGGCAACGACTTCCTCGTCCGCGAAGTGGTTCCGATCGAAGGTCTCGGCATCTCGGTCTACTACAACGTCTGGGCTGACAAGAGCACCCGTAACCTCGTCGGTTCCATGGAACTGATGTTCGGCGCGAACAAGGCGATCACGACTGGTACGCTCGCCTCGGTCTACAACCCCTAATCGGGGCTGAGTCCTGAAACAGCCCCCAGCGATGGGGGCTTTTTTGTATCCCTAAA